TACAATTGTTTAATAGTGTCAAGCATAACCCTATTCATTGACCCAGACCAATCTAGAATAAAAATCAATCCATGATTTTGACCATCAGGAACTACTGATATTTTTTTGAATAGGTCTTCATTAAATTTGTAAGTATGAAGTTTAGATGTATTGAGAACTCCAGTTCTAGCGGTGATAGAACGAGAATATTGATCTGCAGATTTTCTACATTCAAATTCTTTAATAAGGTAACTAACTTCTTTTTTAGAGTTGTATTTAAATTTATTATACTCACTATCAATATAGGTGAATACCTCATCATCAACAGATTCCCATTTTTGAGTAATACAATCGTGAATTTCTTTATTTTTTATAATAACTGTGTCTAGATTTAGTTTAGGAATTTCTATATAACTGTTTTCACCACCATCCATGTTAATTAGTTTTTCAATAGCATCATTCAATGCGTCCATAGTCTTAACTTCTGGAACAAAGTCATTATCAGGTTGATCTGAAGATTTTTTTTCTGCTGTACCGCCATATAATTTTTCTTCCTTTGTATTTGAATCTGTGGGGTCATCATCGGATTCAGAATTATCATCATTGGATTCAGAACTATCATCATTGGATTCAGAATCAATAAACTCGGAACTTGATTGATTCTCAGAATTTTCGTTAGAACTTTCCGAACTAGTAGAATTTTCATCTTTAGTAGATTCCTCAATTTTACAAAATTCGTAAAGTGCAGTTGCAGCATCAACAACATCTTGAAAAGTCTCAGCAGCAGCAATCATATTAATGATACGTGTCTCATTTTCATTAATAGGAACATCCACATAATTACCAATCTTAAACAAAAGATTTGCTCTATCAGCAAGATTCATCTTTGAAATATCAGTATTAGAGATACTAAAAAAATCCTCATCATTAAGTTCCTTATATCCATTATAAAAAGTTTTAGCAATGCCAGCATAACGACGCTTCATCAATTTTTCAATACGAGCATCTTCTACAATATTCATAATTGATTTTGGAATTTTGAAATCTTTTTTCCAATCATCATAACTGGTATACAAAGCGTGACCAACCTCATGACCAACCAACATATCATATACAACATTGCTAGCCCTATCCCACATAGGCAAAGTCAAGACTCTTGTATGCACGTTAAAACAAGCAGTAGAAACTTTTTTGTGCTCAACCACTAGATCTTCGGTGGCAAGCAGTTTGGCGAGTTGAGATTTGATTTCGTGATTGACAGGCATGGTGTTTGTTTGAACTGATCCTATACTACAAAAAAAGACCCCCCGTTGTGAGAGGTCTTGTGACACTTGTCTAGGCGGCACAGCAAGGCATCTCTTCGTGCCTTTGCTTGTCTAAGTGCCTGAGGTTTCAATTTTCGTTTTTGTTCCTTCTTACTGTGATGAATCCAATTTGGAACTTGATTTGCCATTGCAGTTCTCCGTGAGTAAATCCATGATATCACACAACCCGACTAAATCCCTTAACCTTATCAAATTGTATAACATTTTCAAATTTATCATGCATTTCAGATTTGTGTGAGATAACAAAAATGTTTGCATCTTTAACTATGTATCTAATAATTTTTAAGAAATCATCAGTTCCATTTATATCAAGAGAACTATCAAACACTTCATCTAAAATTAAAAGATTTGTATTTACAGAATTTTTCATCCGTGCAATTTCTCTCCAAGTAAACACCAAGGCCAAATCAATTCTTTGCTTTTCACCCTCACTAAAAGATTCATATGAAAAGTTTTCATGTATTGGTGTGTTTACAGTTTCATTAAATTCTTCATCAAAATTAAAGTTGATGTAAAAATCCATCATTTGAAGAAAACGATTCACCTGTTGATTGATTACTGGTAAATAATTTTTAATGATCTTAGACTTTACTCCATTATCTTTGAGAAGGGAATAGATGAAATCATGATACTGTATCTGTTCACTTTTTTGATTTAATTTAGATTCAATAGAACTAACATCACGTTTTAATGATTTTAGTTTTTCAGTTTCCTCTAATTTATTTTCAAGGTTATGTTCAATATCAAATATTTCATTCTTAATGTCTTCTATAACTTGTAAATCATATTTACATTTATTATTGATATCTCGTATTTGTTTATTCAACTCCAAAAGTTTAGATGAAAAATTTGCTAATTTTTTTTCTTCTTCTTGATTCAATTCAAGTTGTTTTTCGAGTTCATTCAATCCACCATTTACTTCCTCAAGAAGATTATCATGTTCTTGAATTTTATGAGATTTTACATCGGACCCAATGACTTGACTACATGTTGGACATGTTTCATTCTCAACAAAAAATAATTTATCTTTGTTTAAACGATCTAATTTATTTTGTAATTTACCTCTTAGGTCATACAACTTCTTAGATTTGTTTGTGCAGTTAACATATTTTTGTATTTCAGAATCAATGCTTTCAGATTTGTCTACTAGTTCAGCACAAATAGTTTCCGCTGATTTAATATTATTTGTTATTTCTAAAATTTTATTATTTTTTCTAGTTATTTCTGATTGGCCTTTTACATCCAATTCATATATAAAACTTTCCTGCATTGAAGTTTTTTCATTAACTATATTCTTCTTATAATTAAGTTGTTTAATTTCTTCTTGAGTTGTTTTAATTTTATCTTTTAAAATAGAATTCATTATAGAGAAGATCTTTATGTCTAATAGATCTTCAATAATTTCTCTTCTAGATGCCAAAGGCAATTGCATAAATGGAACAAATGTAGATGATCCCAAAATTACAATCTGAGTAAAGGATTTGTAATTTAATTTAAGAACTTTAGTTTCTAAAAACTTTTGATCATCTTTTATATCTGCACTTTGCTCTAGGAGATTCCCGTTTCTATAAATTTCAAATATACTAGGTTTAATCCCTCTACGAATCATCCAATTCACATTAGAACTTGAAAATTCTATTTCAACTAAACAATCTTTTTCATTGGTAGAGTTTAGAAGTTGCGGTTTATTAATCTTACGAAAAGGTTTATTAAATAAAACAAAAGTAAGAGCATCTAAGACTGTACTTTTTCCCGATCCATTCTTACCAACAATGGATGTTGTGGAATTTTGTGTAAAATCTATCTCAGTGAATTGATTACCTGTACTTAAAAAATTACGCCATCTAATTTTTTGAAATGTGATCATTCGGAGGAATTACAAGGTCATCTGGTTCTATTATAACATAAGTATATTGATTTGCCTCACACACTGCAATGGTTGATTCTTCATCAACTTCTATTACCACTAGTTTTGGGAAATTGTCTGCTTCCATCAATACAACAAATCGTTCAGCATCATCTTCCTCTTTAAACAAATAAAGAACACGATCACCGTCTTCATTATCAACTGAATAAAGACCCTCGTTTTCTCTACCCTTTAAAGCTAGAACAAACATTATTCAACTTCCGATGCTTCTTTGTAAATGGATTCCATCATTGATTTTAACATACTTTTGTTTAAATCAATTTCTGCATTATCTATATATTTGTCAAGAATTGCAACTGTTCCTTCGGATTCCAACACCTCAATATCACAATCCTCAATTTTAATTTCATCAATAACTTTCAATTCAAATGGAGATGCATCTGATAGTTTATTAAAAAACTTTTCAAATTGTTTTGAATTTGTTTTTTTCTTGACAATTAGTTTTACATATTTTTCAAAACATTCATTGTAATTATAAAATTGAGATGGAGTATCATTATATTCTATTACCTTAAACATTTCATACGTATTTGGTATAAATTCCAATTCCAAAGTTTTTGTATCAAAAATATGAAATCCTCGCGTATCATTTACATCATTCCAATACAATTGATACGGATTACCCAAATAAAATATTTTTCCATTATCTGATTTGGTATGATAGTGTCCAGAAAAAACAAGTTTAAAATTTTCAAATATATTACAATTCATTCCTTCCGTCATCACATGGCCTTTGTAAGGAGAGAATCCATTCAATTCAAGATGCCCCATTAAAACATTACATGTAGATGATTTAATTTTTGCAATACTATCTTTTGTATTTTCAGAATTAATCCAAGGAACAAAAAGAATTTTTAATTTATCAATTAATACTTCGGTGATTTCAGAGTAAACCTGAATATTATTATACTCCCTCATTAAAAGATCTACTGAGTTTACTGCATTCGTATTCTTATAATATGCAGTATGATTTCCTACAATTGTATGAACTTGTACTCCAATTTCCGACATCCGGTTGTAATAATTATCCTTTGACCATTTTAAAGACCAGATATCAATGTTTTTTCTATTATCAAAAGTATCACCCATATCAACTAATTGAGTAATACCTCTTTCCTCCAGAGTTGGAAAGAAAATATTATCATAAAATTTTTTGAAGTAGTTATGATATGACTTATCAGATTTCTTAACTCCAAAATGTTGGTCGGTAATAATCGCAACTTTCATATCAATAATTCATTTTATTTTGAATATTACTCTTAATCGTATTCATATCTGAACTTGTACCACTTAGAACATTATTATCCGAAACAAAAACTTCATCAAATCCAGACTGTTCCAGAATTTTATTTTTGATTTCTAATTGTTTTTTTTCTTTGGCAATTCTACGAAGAAATGCATAGTAAATGATTTGAGTAAAATATGCAAATGGGTTAGTTGATTTTTCTGGGTTAAAATTATTAATGTATTGAACACAGTTTTCTATACCATCTGACACCATGTCTTCCCTAAACATGTAATTGACAAAGTTTGGTTTGTATGATAAGTGTGTAGCAATCTTTAAAAAGCACTCTCCAATATAGTGTGGAATACGAGGTTTCTGAACATTATCAGATTCAGAAAGAGACACTAGTCTTTTATATTCAACTATTGCGTAGAGAAATTCTTTGTTGTTTACGTAATGTTCTGCATCCTTTTTTCTTTTTGCCATTACTATTGCCATTAACTTTACTCATTTCTTATTCATAATTATACCACACTTGAGGGGGGCTTGACAAGTGTACGGAATGTGTGTAGAATAACTCTGTTAGGGTTGAAAGGACACCTTAGCTACTCTTATATAGATTCTCTAGAGTATTCTTAAATTCAGATACAGAGGATATGTATCCCATAGATTTAGATGAACTAATTCTAGATGTGCCTTCTTGATTACAGTTCTCTCTAAGATATCGTTTATACATTCTTAATGTATGTATATCTGATACTTCAGTCATAGTAATAACTTTATCCATATTAATAAAAAACATTTCATCTTCAATTACCTTAATCCATGGTTCTACTCTATAAGCCCTCATACCACTTTTAGTTCTAATAATATCCTTTATAACAACAGGATTATCTAAAATCAAAACAATACGATCATCTTCATAACAAGGACAAACCTTTGCCATTAACTCTTCACCAGATACAAGTTTTAACACTGAATAGAATTCGTCTTCCATAAGTTATTATTTTAAGTTTACATTAATGATGCTGTAATCAAAGGACTCTTCGTTATAAATTTTTATTCTTTCTATTAAGTGATTTAGTGTATAATTTTTGGAAGAGTTAACTGATATATCGTCTGCAATATCGTAAAGAACTGCTTCTACTTTATCTTGACTTTTTCTAAGAACTCTTCCTATAGACTGAAGATTTCTAATTCTTGATTTACTAGGTGAAGCAAAGATAACGTTATGTAAATTTTTAATGTTAATTCCAGTTGAAAAAGTTCCGTAGGAAGCAATAATAATTGCATTGGTTTCCGTTTCTACTATTCTTCTAACTTCTTCTCTTTCCTTTACATCAACTCCACCATAGACAAAGAAAACTTTTCTTTCTTTGCTCTTAGAACTATTTATAAGGTCGTAAAGAATCCTCCCATGAGAATCTACTCTACTAAACAACACTAAAGTGTTTCCTTTTAAATCTAGAGTTAAGTTTTTGATAAAAGAGTTTCTACGATCATTACCTATAATGAATTGAACCTCTTGTTCATAGTCATCAAATTTAATTCCATTATGCTTAAGTAATAAAATTTTAATATTTAAATTTGATAGGTGTCCTTTTTCAATTAATTCTTTAGTCTGAATCACTTTATATGAAGGCCCAAACAACCCCTCTAAGACCCATTTATGCGTCTGTGTGCCGTCTAAAGTTCCAGTGAGACCAAATCTATACTTGCAGTCTAATAATTTGGTCATGATGTCAACGAGAGACTTTGATTTAAATAAATGTGCCTCATCTCCAATAACAACATCAAAACGATCAAACCATTTTAATGGTTCTTTATAAATTGATTGCCAGGTTGTAATGACTACTGGTAGATTAATATCATACTTTTCTTTTCCTGAATAAATGATATGACAATAATTTTCAGATTCCCATCCATAACTTGAAAAATCCTTATACATTTGTTCTACAAGAGATGTCGTAGGAACAATAATCAAAGTTGATAAACCTTTTTCTGTGTAGTATCGAGTAATTGAATAAATTATTAAAGACTTACCAGATGCAGTTGGGGATACTAAAAGTTTGCGATTATTTTTTAATGCATCATAAACACCTTCAATTTGATAATTTCTTGGTTTATGACATGATATAGATGTGATATAATCAGAGACCCCTTCATAAGAAATATTTTCATTTACTTCAAAAGGTAATCCATAAAATTTACTATTTTTAAATTCATAAGTGTAATTACTAGAGTTAGCAAAACTTATTAACTTATCTAATAGTCCAATATACAATTCATTTTTAGTTAAACTGAATAGTCGTATTCGGCCGTCCCAGTATTTACTACGATACTGCGGCATAAACTTTGCACCAGGAACTTCAAAGGTGAACAAGTCATTTAACTCCTGACATATGTGAGGTTCTGCCTCAATATGTAAGTAAACTTCATTTTTCTTTGAAATTATAATATTACTCATATCCTGCTTGAAATTTATGCCAATCAATTGCGTTCTTAATTTGATATGTTCTATTATGAATTTGTTTGATAATATCGTCCAGATATCTCAACATTGAATCGTAGTATTCATTTTTTAATCTAATCGCTGACAGTTTATTGTCAGCATCAATATATCTATTCATAGATTCTTTATCCCGAACTTTATATGGAAATGGTTCTTCAGAATAAATCTCTGCTGAAGATTTTCCACTATAATACTCATACCTATCTTTCTTTAACTTATTAAAATCATCTAAAGATTTTTTCTTAAGTAAAGATATATTGTTATAAATGTTATAATATTTTGCGTGAAGTTGTGGAATTTTTATAGATTCCACATGTAAATTATCAACATCTATAATTGCATCATTTCTCCAGAATTCCTGGATTTCATCAAGGTTCATACTCATTATAATTTCGATCCATTATATTGTATATAGTGTACTTAAAAGTGACCCTTGCTGTGAAATAATCGTAATCTTTTTTTGTCGTATCGAAAGATAATCCAGTTAATGAAGTTGGAAAAATATCTCTAAATTTAATATTTGCTTGTGGTTGAAAATTACTATTCAGAACTTGTAGAGTTGCATCCGAATATATGTTTCTGAGATCTTTACCATCTGTGGATGGATCTGTTGTATTTGTTGCTCTCCACTCATTAAATTGTGAAACATTTTCTGGATAACCTAAACCGATTAACCAGTTATATACTTCAATATAATTAACCAAATCTTCATCAACTAAAAAATCTAAAACTAAGTCTTCGTATTCTAATTTATCTCCAGGAATTGGAATATCCTTTAAGTATGTTGGTTGAATTGCGACACCAAGAGTTACTCCAGGTATACCAGCTTTGGTGCAAAAGAAATCAACTCTAGGATATCTTGATAATATAAATTTAAATCCGACTGGGGACAAATAATTGCGATTACTTATTTGTTTATTATATGGTGTTGCTGACATTTTCTTTTATTTTTATTTAGATAAAAAAAAGGAGTCCTTAGGGACTCCTTGAAAAATATGTGAACCAACTTTACATAAGGTTTTTGACTTGTACTCTTCTGTAATAACGGTTAGAGTTAGTCTTGAGTCTACCGAGTCCTTGATCGGTTCCTTCAGCGAATGGATTAGCAACCATGCCGTAGCGGGTCTTAAATCCAATTTTTGGTTGGAAGGTGTCCTGACCAACGGCGCGAACCATTTGGAGAGGAACATAAGGACAATAGAACAGTCCAGCGTCATAAGGGGATGCGCCCTTAAATCCGATAACATAATACTGCTGAGCAGAAATGTTAGCCGAATATGGGTCGATATAAACCTTATACTTACCGTTAATAACACCAGCAAAAGTGCTGCCAGTATCATCAACGTTCAAGTTTACATTCAGTGCTGGGGTGTAATCAAGAACACCAGCCATGGTGAGTGCCGAAGCAACGTCAGCAGAACAGATGATCGTGTTACCTTTTCCTCTACGAGTTCTTTGAGCGATAGCGTTAGCATCGCGCTCTAGTTGGAAAAGAAGACCTTTGAACTTCTCAACTGACCAACGACCGTTGGAGTCAACGTCAAGGTCAAAGATGCCAGCGGTGGCAGTGTTTGCTTGAGCGCCAGCTTCAGCAATTTGATAAACAGTACGAACAACTTCTCTGTTGATTTCTGCAAGGATTTCAGTGGAAAGAATGTTCGCAAGTTCTGCTTCGGCATCAAGACCGTGAACAGCCTTAAGGTCTTGAGCAAGTTCGAGTGAATACTCGGCCTTCAGTGCTCTTGACTTTGCAGCGACAGTAACTTTCTCAATCGAGAAGTTCATCTCGTTGAAAAGTTGACCAGAGTCACCGAGTGCTTCAGCGTCGGTGGTTGCCATTGCCTGACCTACGTTATAGGCGCCAGGTGAGGCATCGTTAAGGAGACCTGGGTTGCTACCAGTTTGGGCAGCAGTGGTGGCGATACCAACAGATGCTTGTGCAGTGTAGTCACTTGCAAGGAGTGATCCATCGGAATCTTGACCAGAGAATCTCGAATCTGGTTCATTGAAGAATCCTTCAGTTCCAGTAGTACGATTAGTACCGTAGCGAGTTCTCATTGCAAAGATAAGTCCAGTAGGACCAGTCATTGGTTGAACACCACAAATATCATAAGCAAGAAGTTGTGGCATTGAACGTCTGATCAAAGAGATCAGAACTGGATCGAAACCAGCGACAGGACCGGCTGCAGCAGCAGTACCATAAGTACCACCACCAAAACCACCAGTTCCAGCTGCCATGGTTGGAGCTTCAGAAAGGAATCCACGCTCTTCGCGGAGTGCTCTTTCTTGATTTTCTAGCAAGATTGCGGTTACTCCTCTACGATGTGAATCCTTGATTGGATCAAGTCCTTCACAATTCAAGAGGGGGGACCACTTTTCTTGCAGATATTCTGCGTTATACATTGGAAAATTTCTCCGTTAGTTAAAAAGTGTTTGAGTTATAATTTAAAAATCACTTAATAGAGTATTTTTGAGCTGCTCTGATATACATGTCCATTGACTCTGAAAGAGTTTCTGACGTTGTTCCGAGCATTTCATCATCGTTAACTCTAGATTGAGTTACTGGGGTTCTAGAGAAATAGGATTCTTTAAGAACTTCCAACTTCCCACGATAGTCATTTTCACTAATGAACTCAACACTTTCGGAAAGACCTGCGAGTTTTCCTTTTTGGGTCTCGGAGAGACCTCTAGCAACTTCGTGGAAGATACTATCGGAAACTGATTCGCTAAGTCTTTGGGTTAACTGAACGTTTCTTTCGATTTGTTCGTTGAGTTTCGACTCCATATCATCAAGTTTGTCTACCATGCTTTCAAGCACATTATATTTTTCTTCAGGGATTTGTACATAATGTTCTTCAAAAAGACCCTTGAGTCCAGTCATAAAGGACTCAGAGAGTTCTGATTTAAGTCCACGCTCTACTTGGAGCGCATTTTCGGTGATCCATTCACCAGCAACATACTCAAGGTATGAATCCACTCTTTCTGTGAGTTCCTGGTGAATTGCTGCTACGTTCTCTTCGAGTGCTTTCTCATAACGAGCAGCAATCATATCGGCAGCTTCTTGGATCTTCGATCTAAGTGCTGTTTCAAAAACAGTTTTTGCTCTTTCTTTAAATTCTTCTGATAGATCTTCATTGCCAAATAAAGCTTGAACATCTTCTTCTACATCAATTTCAATTTCATCTTCGTCTTCTACTTCTTCACCATCAAATTCTTCTTCTTCATATTCTTCAGTTTCTTCAACTTCGGAAATTACTTCTTCGTCCTCATACTCTTCTTCTTCTGCTCTCATTGCCATCGCATTAACTACGTTTCTAACAGAAGCAACAGCAGCAAAGTTTAATTTTGCTGAGTCATCTGTAGATCTGTAATTATCAGGAGTAGGACCCCCGAGATCAGTAATAGTTTGCCCAGGAGTTCCGCCAACAAAAGCGCCATTGCTCAACATTGGATCCCCAGGTTGAGCAGTCGCATTTACCGCAGACTTGGATTGATTAGTTGCTGTAGCGCCCATTTCTTGTAAATTACCAGTTGACATTTAGATCTCTCCGAATAAATTTAAACTATCCTTTATTCTATTATTTATTTATGAATTAAAGATTTTTGAGGTAATGATTGAAGAGACCAAGTAATTTCTCTTCATTCACCATTTTATCTGGACTCATTTTCATAGTCAAAAGTCCATTTAAAGTTTGTTCTGCAAGTTTGCCATTTTGCCAAACCCACTCTTTACCCTCCATAATACCCTGAACAAATGCGTCAGGTGCAGAAGGATCCGATACAATATCAGCAGCAGTAGATAACATGAAGTCATCTCCAACATATTTGACACCATTTCTTTCAACAAGAGAACCAACTCCTCTTGAAGAGACACCGAGTTTTACACCCTCGCCAAGAAGAGACTTGGCGATGTTGCCCATTGGGGTGTCAAGAATTTTTGCTTTTCCTACGAAGTTATTTCCTTCTGCCTTTAAACTTGTAATCATGTGGGACACTCTGTCCAGATTTACAGTTGGACCATCAGGGTGTCCAAGTTCTCCCAATGCCCTACCACATGTGATATACTTATCGTTGTATTTCTTAACTTCTCTTTCTAAAATTGGGAAGGGATAACAACGTCCGTTTCTATTTGTAACTTCCGCTTGAAGAAATGGTCCAGTAATATACAGATTAGTTTTACCGTTCTTTTCTTCTGTAATGACTTTAATAGATTCGATTTGTTCTGTGATAAGTTTCATGGTTATGCCTGGGATACGATTTGGACTTGTGAGATTTGTGCATAACCAGCAGCATTACCAAAAGTATTAACCACTACAGATCTTCTAACATCTGCACTACCAGTAAATGCTACAGTTGTAGCAGAACTATTAAATGAGACAGTGACTGATTCTGATCCTGGAGTTGTATTTGATGAACTTATTAATTGGTGACTGCAATTATAACCACTAACAGATGATCCAGTTACTGTGACAAAATCCCCAACCAAAAATGGATTTCCATTGTTCTGATCAAATGTGTAAGTTGTGGAAGTTCCGGTTGTTGCAGCACTTACTCTACTAGATGCAACTCTATCTTTTAAAATTGTAACATCAGATGTTGGAACAAAATAATCATTTCTAGATGCTGTTGCAGTTGCTGTAGATGCAATTCCAACATGAGATGCAACTGAAGTTGCTATTCTTAAATACCCAGTCTGAAGAGAAATTGGTATTGATGTTGCCCCGGTTCCTACAAATATTGCAACTGTAGTTCCTGTTCCTACTACTTTGTGAGCCATTATTCTTCTTCTACCTCTAGTTGTGTGGGATCAAATAATTGTGCTGCAACATATGGTCTCACGTCATCAATCATTTGAACAGATCTATCAAATAACATTTGTTTGATATTATCTGTCAGATCTGTGGGAGATGCATCAGACATTACCATATCGACAAATTCCGAAGTTTCCATGAATTATTAGTAATTTTAATTATTTATATCTTTTCGCCTTTACTGGTTTTAATTTCTGGTGCTTCTGTAGATTTACCTGATTTTTTTAGATCTGGTTCGTTTATAGATTTACCTAATCCAATCTCAAGATCTTTAGTATTTTGATTTTGAGTTTTCTTAACAAGTTTCGAACCAACATCCGTAACATAATCCATTGGCATTCCAGTAGTAGGATCAATCGTTGGCGTTGGAGGTGGAATAATACCAACCTCTTTTTCGTATGCCATTTTTTGATCTTGCTCCACAATCTCTTGATCAGTCTGATGAAGAATATTTCTTCTGACATAATCAACTGAATAATATTTACCAATATGAGGATCCATGACTTGAAGAAGATTCATTCTTTCATTCATTAATTCTGTTTGTTTTAACTCTGCAAAATGATTATCATATAAGTAATCATATTGAATATGATCACTCATCCCATCCCATTCTTCTGGAGTAACAATATTTTTTAAGATAAGTTGAGTTCTCAACATATCATGAAAAAGACCGCTAAATTTTTTCCTCAATCTTCCTACAAATCTTGAAAACTGAATTTCGTCTCTTAAAATTTCTGAAGATCTTCCTAGATTAAATCCTTGGTCTGCTCCAATTCTAGATTCTGGAATTCCTAAAGCTCTGTAAAGTTTTTTCTGAAAATACTCAACGTCAGTTAATTCACCAAGATTCTGACCACCTGGAAGTGTAGTAATTTCTGTTCCTCTACCACCTTCACGACGAGGCAACCAAAAATCTTCAAGCATACTCATATGCTTTTTATCATCACGGATTTCTCCTGTGCTAGAGTCGTAAACAATTTTGTTACGATAGCGACTCATAACCTCTTTAAGATATTGTTCTGCTTTAATCTTAGGGAGGTTACCTACGTCAATGTAGAAAATTCTACGTTCTGGAGCACGAGACATTCTATAAATGACAAGAGAATCCTCAATCATTCTCAATTGATTTAGTGCCTTAATTGCTTTATGTAAATATGATAAAACATTTTGTTTATTTCTATCTACCAGTCCTGAAGATACGTATGCGATGGCATCTTTAGAAATTTTAATTGATTTTCCGTACCCACCACCTCCAGAACTTCCAGCTGAAGCAGATGCATAACCAGTTAACTTTGGAGTATATGCAAAATACTCTTCAATTTCTGGGAAATCTAGAGAAGATTCATCAATCTTCCCATAGATATTATTGAGTGATGATGTGTTCGAAATATTAACCGCACCTAGACCGTTATTTTTTTTCTTAAGTTCTCGAATGAACCTAATTTTCATAGCATCAATATATCTAATTTCTTTAATACCCTCTTGTGGGTTATCTAAATCAATTACTTTATGATAATAAATTCTTCCATCTACATACCAATTCCTAAAAATTTCATGACATTTTTTATCAAACTGCATTAAATCTTTAATGTATTGAAATTCACCACGAATAATTTGTTTAATATTTTCATCAACTCTTAAATTTGACAATTCAATTTGAATTGGCGAATCATTTAGGTCTGATACAATTGCTTCATTAACAACGTCTTCAATTGCACGATCACATTCTGGGTGCAAAGCCATTTCACGATATCTTTTCAAAAGATCATATTCGGTTTTATAAACACCTTCAATGTCTACATATTGCCCATAAAAACCGCTACTAATATAATAATCAGACCCATCCTCATTTGATTGAGCAACAGGACTGATTTGTTTTTTAGGTTTTTGTACGCTACTGTTTATAGAAAATCCAAAAAGTCCAGACATATTATAGTTACATTTAAAATGGTATCAACCTATTTATGTCTACTGAACTTCGATACCTTTATTACCATTATATGCTTCCCAATACTGAACTTGAAGATCTACTGTAAATTCTTCAATACTACTATTGTCTGCATAGGAAACTGGAATTGCCGATACGTTAGTTGGGAAAACCCCATACATGTGATATGCTCTTAGAACTGGAATAGTATCTGAACTGTCCACAGCAGTATTCATCGCAGCACGTCCGAGTTGATAAACCCAGGCATCTCTTTGATATGTTGAGGGATTAACCTCCCCAGCATTATCCAAAGATCTACTCATATAGTTAATCCACCTCTCAAAAGCACCCCTAATTGAAAAATCAGTATCGTTGATAACTGTAACTGACCATGGTTCAAATGTTCTGTCTCCAGCAATTTTCAGTTCTCTACCTCTAAAAGGAACAGAAATTGGAGTGATTGTTGAAGCTGGAAGAGATGATGCTTTTACTAAAAATTTAATTTTATCAGTAATATTAGTTTCAGTAATCCCGTTAGGAAGAACAATGGTTGGAAATGCGATTTCGCATTCGAAGAGGTTGCCACGAACACCCCCTCCACTCATTCTACCCTTAAAGTTATCTAGAAATCTTCCATCACTCCCAGAGTTTGGAATTTGTTGAAATGACATGTTTTTCTCCGATGGTTATGTTTTAATTTATGATTTAAACTCTTCCAATGATTTCTTCAAAGGATACTCCCGTTCTGGTGGCAACGAAAGTAAGACCGATAAAGTTGATGCTGCGAGCAGGTTTGATATAGATATCAGCCTTAAATTCATTAGCATCAATTACATCAGGAGTGTTATTGGTTTCATCACAGATAACAACAAAGTCTTGAATACCTCTTTTCGCTTTAACATCACGGAGAAATGGTTCAGTAATGTTCACGAAGTTTGTTCTAGTGATTGCATCATTAAATTCAAAGAGTGATGCTCTTGATGCTCTTTCGATTGACTCTTCAAGAACAAGGAACAACCTTCTAACATTAATTCTATCAAATGCTGATGGAACAGCAAGTCCAGTTTTATCACCAAACAGGATAATTCCTGACCCCGGAGCAAAAATTACTGGATTGATTCTTCTAACATATAAACGATCTCTTTCAGATTGTGATGGGTTGTATGCTAGTTTAACTGCGTTATTGATAACACCACGTCGTGTACCAGCAGGAGAATACCATGCAAAATCATTAATTCCAGTTCTTGCCATGCAACCAGCAACATCGGCATTCAGTGGAACGTATCTAAACTTATTACTAAATCTATCATACTGATATTTGTAACCAGTATCAAAGACTGCATAAGAGGATGACGCTACAGAATCAAAGAATGAAATAACATTAGTGGTTTGAGTGCTAGTGCTTGCAATTGGTGCTGGTGAACTACCACCTGCACCAGGATCAACTAATACTGCAGATCTCTGGGGAGAAATACATGCGATGCAATCTTTTCTTAATTCTGCAATTTGAATCAGTTTATTTGCTTTTGCTTGAGTTTGTTCTTTAGTACCAAATCCAGGACCCTGAATTAGGAAATTGATTGGATATTCTCTTTGATTAACAAATAAATCATACCCTTCAATCAAATCCCCAAGAGTAGTTTCAAATCTTGGATTTGCTGAATCACTAGTACCATAATTATTTCCACCTTTTAGTGTATATGTTTTTTTACCAACAGCGTGGTAAGTAGTGCCTTGGGCATTTAATCCCCAAGCTCCATCACCATTAGTAATCGATGTAATTCCGCTACTGAATCCAGTTGGTCTTCCAACTTCAGCATCTCCTGCAAATAAGTATTGTGAATTATCTGCTATAAAATTCTTATAATAGATTGGACCAGATGTGGAAGAAGTAGCATCTACTGCTTTAGAAAGTCCTACAAATTTTTCAAGGATTGTTCCAGGAGTTCCTGAAATTGTTCCTTTATCATCAATAACAACAATATGAATTTCATCATTTTTTCCACTTCTGTTAGTGGCAAAATTACTAGTCCTTGGTCTTTCTGCAACTTCCTTCCATAAGAGATCGGAATTATTTAATCCGACATCTTGTAGATCATACCAATCTTGTTGTGTGGTGCTTGTAAATGTAGATGTTCCAGCACCAATAGTTACCGAAGAAACTCCAATCGTTCCTGCACTGAAGGAAAATAATCCACCCTCAGTGTAAACTGCTGCTGTTTCTGTTCCTCCGGATGAAACAGTTGATACAACTCTAACAGTAATACTATCAGTTCCTACTCCACTTGAAGTTGGGTTTTGTAGGGTGTTTCCAACACCAGTGATAATTCCTTTTATGAACCCAGTAAATTGTGAGGTTGTTCCATTTCCAGCAACAACTCCAGAAATTGCTTGAGTTACAGCAGCACCAACACGAACATTATTATTAGAGGTATTTACACCACTGATAATTTGATCAGCAAATCCATCAATTACACATACTTTAATTTCATTTGCCCAAGATCCTGGGTTGTTTGCTGCCCAAAACCAAGTTGATGCAGTTGTGTAATTATTTTGATAATCTTCGTAACTTTTAATTTTTAATGTTTCGCTACCACCAGGAGTGGACTTACTTGCGTTAGCATTATTTAAATTAGTTCCATCTACTCTTACAACACGCATTACCCCACCGTAGGTGAGATAGTTTGATGCAGACAACCAATACTCGTAGTGATTATCATTATCTGATGGTTTGCCAAAAGTGTCTATCAGTGCCTGCTCACTATCAATAAATACAGGTTCTTCTACAGGTCCTTGTGCAAACGGGCAAACGATTGCTCCAGTAGTGGTAGATACACTATCTATGCGCCCTTGCGTTAAATCAACTTCTCTAACCTTAGTTCCAGGTGATACCAAACCTATAGGCATTTTGATCCCTCTGATAAATCTTCATTGCTCTATAAGATATTTATAAATTCCTTCTTTTAAACGTAGTCCCACATAAAAGAGCGATTACCATACTCATCAAAATTGGAATTATTATTTGCCTTTACCCACCTATCGCCAGTATGTTTATCTATAACTTCAATATCATCATCCAAACCATCTATAATAAATCCAAATGGTGCCATGTCCTGTTCAATTTGATTTCTTTGCTCATCATATATTCTTTTGCGAACATCATTATCAGTCATCTCTTTAAAATATGGTTGTACTACTAACCATGCAAATATAACAAGACACATTGCCAAGTCATCATTTGCTCCTTGTTCTGCTTCAAAGGAATGATTTTTTTGAATGAAAGTAGTTAATTCGGAGATAATTTCATAATCACTGAATATAAGTTTGTCGTCTTCAATCAAAGTTTTTAAATTAGAACATCCAATCTTCTTAACCGTTTTGGACATTTTAATTCCAAGTTGAGATTTAGATCCAGAAAAACCTTGACCTACTATTTGACCTGCTCTTCCTCGCATTGCACACATTAAAACATTTTCATACTCAAGATCAAAATGTAAAATATTTGCAACTTGTTCTCCAATGTCATTGATTTCAACTAAAATATACGATTGATTGTATGCTTTAGCAACATCACTTATAATGCTAGGAAACAGCATTGGCTTGATTTGATTGTTTTTATATTTTGCTACAACTCTCCAAGGAAATTCCGTGATATCAAAAACAACAAATGCTGAGTAATCATTTTCAGTTCCTCTAGCAACGTCAACAGTTATAAAATAACTTCTATCTTCAATAGGATTAAAATATACATCCAATCCTTTGTTTTTCTGTATGGGATCTTCAAATATTAAAGACTTTAATTTAGCACTAGAAATCAAAGTATCTGATGATCCTAAGAAATCACATTCAAATTCTTGTTGGAATTGTTGCTCTGATGTATTGCTGATTGTCTGTGCTTTCCAAACAGCATCTCTTCCAGGAACCTCAGACCAATGAACTTCTGTGGGAATATATTCATTTCTACCTCGTTCAGCATTATGCCAAAGACGGTAGAAGTGATTCATACCTTTTGGTGTTGATACAATAATAACCTTGGTAGTTTTACCAGATGAAATAGTTGGATATACAGAACTAAAAAATTCGTCAGCAATATGATTTGGAATGAACGCAAATTCGTCCAAAAATATAATATTAAAAGACATACCTCGAACAGCAGATGCTGAAGTTGATGCTGCTATAATTTTAGAACCATTTTCTAATTCTAATGATGCCTTGTTCCAAACCTGAACGCCTTGTTGCATCCACTTGGGAAGATTTTCATATGACTTTTGCAATCTCCCAAGAAGATCTTTTGCCGTGGAGGCTTTGTTTGCCAATATACCTACATTCACATTATCGTTAAAAACCACATAATGTAGAAGGTATGAAACCACAGTTGTAGATTTGCCAGATTGCCTAGGCATCTTACAAATGTTAAATCTATGACTATGAAAATTTTTAATTAATTTTTCTTGAAATGGATATATCTCAAAAGGAATTAATCCTTCATCTACGCTAACAATTTTAATATAATTATTAGCAAAATATACAGGATCGTCTTTACATTTTATAAATTCCTTAATTTGATCTGGAGTAAATTGAATATCTACATTTGCTTTCTTAAGTAATGGATTACCTAAGTAAATATCATCATGTGGCATAATATTATTTTATCAACAATTCCACTTTCTTAAAGCAAGTGCTTTTCTAGTTGGGCGCCCCTTTTCATCTTTCATAGGACCATCTACTCCCCCCATACGAGCACAGAATGATTTTCTACGATTTGCTGCTTTTGATCCTGGTTTTAATTTTGATGGAGAAGTAGTGACCGCCATTGATAATTTTGATCCAGGATTTTCTCTTCTATATGAAGCAATTCCTTTTGCGTTCAATCCACCCTCAGGATTTTTACCTTCTTTTCTTTGCCAAGCAGCCGCCTCGTCAACAACAATAAACGGACCTGTTGGATCATTCATTGTTGGCGCGTAGTATTGTAAAATTGCACCAGGATAAATTTTTTCTATCGCTGTTTGAACTTCTTCTTTTGTAGGTCTTTGTTGGGATGGAAAAAAGAATTTAATATTTAAAATTTTGGTTTTCCAATTTAAAATAACGGAGTAAGTTTGTCCTACACTACGAATTACTTTTGGGGATTCTAATATTGATTGATTTTCCAATACTTCTTTAACACAATTTGGAACTAACTTACCACCTTTCTTTTTTAGTCCTTTAGCAGTGTAACCATCCCAACACGCTTCAGAAGTTGCTGTTTTTTTCTTTACACAATTTGGATATTTTTTTCCAAACATAGTTTTCATTCCCTTCTTTTCATAACCAGACCAACATGCTTCGCTTGTTACATCTACAGATAAACTTTCTGATTTGTTTCCCCAATTTTTTGCACCTGCCTTACGGCATTTCACAAGTGCTCCAGATGCATATGCACTAGGCCAAACATCATATCTAGATTTTACTTTATGGTAACAAGCGTCTTTTGTACCACTACCTTTACCTTTTTTATCTGATTCTTCGTTCATTTTCTTTTTAGGGGAATCTGTGGAAACATTAGTTGGTGCTGCAGCACCTGATTTTGATTGTTGTCCTGGATCTTGTCTTTTTTTTCTTGCTGCCGCTGAACGTCTCTCTGCTGGTGTCATACTTGCTCTTTTGGAAGAAGATACACATTTAGGAACTCCTTCTCCAGGTTCATCACTCGCACAGGTTCCACCCGTTACAACGTTTACCCAACCCTTTGTTGGACCACCAAACCATTTACGAAGGCCTTCTTCTTTAAGTGTACAATCTTCCATACCATGTTTAGGGCACATTTTATCTTTTGGAGTATTATTACACTTTTGATGAGCACAACCGCAATCTTTTTTCATTAAATGTTTAATACCAACAAATTATTTATAATTTATTCTGCTGAAGGCATCTTTTTTTCTTGCTTAATTAATTGTAAAAGATCTGCAGTAGATCCCACATACAAAGCATTATTGGTAATTGATTTGGGACCTTGATAATCATCATTAAGATCCTTCATTTTTTTATGTAAGTCTGCCAGTTTGTCAGTTACATCCGCTACATTTTTAATTAGTTGTCCAGCAACTTCATAGGCTCTTGGATGATCTGAACTTGCAGCAACATCCAAAATTCCATTAACTGCTTCTTGTCCCTTTTCTATCAAAGAATAAAGTTGACTTCTACTATAAGAATAATCTCTCTCCATATCTTCTGAAGTTGAAATTTTTTCTATAGAAGAAATTTCAGATTTTTTTATAATTTCAGTTTCTACATTTAATGCTTTTTCAATACCATTATAATGTTCCATACAAATTACACGTCCGTCCCAGTAGATGGACTATAAGTTTTACCACCATCATTAAAGAATGACACTTCTGTACTAAAACCAAAATCATCATCTTGTTGTATTAGATCTCTATCCGTGTTATTAATTACATCTATGGAATCTCCCGAAGTGTGAGTTTCTAATGATGTATCGTCAACTGATCTAAACACAGTAATTGTATTACCAGATTTAGATTTAATTTGCATATTCTCATTGCCAATTCTAATATATGTATCTACATCAAGTGGAGTTGCATCACTTACGTCAAATGTTGTCACTTTAGTGTTAATATCTTCTGCTAGTGTTGTAGTATTGTCATCATTATAATCTTTGAGTGCTCTTGGAGTAACCGTATAACGAACATCTCTTTTTGCAGTTAATCTATTAGTATCAGCATAGAAATCGGTTTTGACTTTTTTAATGAGAGCATTTGTGTTATCAACTACTGGGCCAAACAGATTTGTTTTTGCAGTAAAATTTAAGGTATAAATTAGATATCGCCTTTCTGTAAAATCACCTTCATAATTATCTGTAAAAGTTATCGTATTTAATACAATAGGAATATCTCTTTTTTCCCCAATAGAAGATACTAAATCTACTGTGACATTGAATGCTGGTTGAAAAAATGGCAGAATTTGTTCTATAATTTGTAAAGCATCATCGTTCAATTTTGCAATTATGTTTAAATTAAACGCAAGATTATATGGGACCGGCATAAACACTTTATTAATTTTTGTGTTATCTGAAGGATTGATTGCCTTAAAGGTTTGAATTGGAGAACCCTTTCTTGAAGGATCATAAGTAATTCCATTCATCTCAAAAGACATTCTTGGCAATGTTAAAGATGATGATTGTCTTCTAGACAGATCTGGTTGTTGCTCAATTCTTGCTAGGAATTTTTGAATAGGTCCATATGCCAATGGCACTAAAATTTCACTTGCCTGATTTCCATTAGCATCATTATGTCTAATGTAAATATCATTAAAAAGTGTACCAAAACTTATTACAGTTTTTCTTAAAATCTCGTGGTAAAAATAATTCCCTAACATTAAAATTCTCCAAATGGATGTCTTTCAGAAAAATCAATTATCAAATCAGCAGCAGTTTCTATTTCTTTATTTTGAGCAAAAATTTCAAAATTATCAATGTCAGTAGTTGGCGTTTTATTAATTGATTTAATCATATAGATTCCAGTTGAACCAAGACCAACATGACTTATTGTTGTCGCAGAACCTACTATAATTTCTCCAACTCTAAATGTTCTTGTCGCATTATGAACATTAAGAATCTTAGTATCTGCATCCCAATTCTTAACAAATGCAGTTGCGGATGATGCGGCACCAGTTACAATTTCATTTAGAACAAAGTTTCCAGTTCCAACTCCCGATGGACTTTGTATTGTTATTGTAGGAGCAACAGTATAACCAACTCCAGAGTTAGTGATTCTAATTTGAGTAATTGTACCTGCGGCACTTACTACTGCAATACCAGTAGCAGTAGTTCCACCAGATGGAGCAGCAGTGAAAGATATAGATGGAGTAACAACATATTTATCTCCACCATAACTAATCGTTACTATTCCTACTGATCCTGTGGTGGCAATTCCGACAGTTGCTGCTGCACCAGACCCACCTCCTCCAATAAATCTAACTAGAGGAGCAGATGTATACCCAGCACCAGTATTAGTAAGTAATATTTGTTGTATGGAAAGAGATGTCATAATTCCACTTGCAGATCTGTCTGTCATAATTGCAACCGCAGATGCATTGATTCCTCCAGCTGGAGCACCGCCGATTGCAATTGATGGGGCACTAGAATACCCAAATCCATCATTAATTAATGTAATATTTGAAATAGCACCATTTCTAAGAGATGTAAATGCTGTAGCAGTAGATCCTATTCCAACTAAAGTGAGTGAAACTCCATATCCAGATTCCGAGAAATTATCATCTATTTCTTCTATACCAGTATCTATAATTTCATCTTCATATTCAAATGGTTCGCAAGTGAGTTCATAAACATACAATTTTTGTAGTTGATAGAAATCAACTTCGTTCTCGACAAATTTGATTTCAAATAAGGTATCTACTAGTGGGAAGTATATTAGATCCCCCTCTGCGGGTCTTGTGGTTATCTTGTAGTCGTTTAATACATCTCCATCACCATCAAGTAAAAATGGAGAAATAAAATCCTCAAATCTTTCTCTAGATATGATTAGGTTCAATTCATCTTTTGATTGAATTCCAAATTTAGTTAAAATATCTCCACCACCTCCAAATCCAGAATAATTTTTTAAGTAAGCTTCTATTGAATAGTTTTCATCAAATCTAGATAACACATTCTCTTTAATAATTGTTTTTTCGCTCAGATATCTTCTTGGGATATAAGTTACTTCAACTCCATACATGCGAAGTTGTTCATTTATTAGTTGTTGAACTAAATTTTGTTCTGATTTACTTCCTTGTAAAAAAAATGGATTTAATGCCATAAGATTAACCGATCATATCCAAAGGTGGTAATTCATATTCAGAACTCATTCTCGATTTAATATCCCCAAGTTCATTAATAGCATCATCGTAAATCTGTCTTCCATTCAATTCAATTCCACCAGGAAGTTTAACTCCTTGGAATTTTATTAAATTTTGACCCCATTGTTTTTTAATTAAAGATGTCAAATACGTTTTTAAAAACGAATCATTGTATACTTTTGTAAAATCGTTTGGATCTAAGATTCTATAACAATCAATAACAATATATGATCCTGCAGTGAGTCCTGCCCAATTAGTGTCAATATACAATCTGTTTTGCCTCTTCGTATATCTAATATTTTTATCAGTATTGATTAAAAAGTTTATAGTTTCCAAATAACTTTTAACCATGGTATAATTAAGTAGTTCAATTGCAGTAAAGTTATAAACATCATTTAAGAAAATTTGATAAGCAACATTAAACATACCAGCAGACAATCCACCAGTATCAACTTTAAATATTCCTTCAACGCCAATTACACTATCTGGAATTTGAATATAATTACTATCCTCATAAAAATTAAATGTTGTTGTCCCCATTCCAGGAATAGAAACACTTGAACTCGTTGTAGTTACGATTCCAATTGGATTATCTGCTCTTTTACCCTTCCCTCTATCTATATCTTGCTGAGTAATTTGATATTTAAGATACATTTTCTCAACACCATCAAAATGACGCTCTTGAAAATACTGAAGAGCATCATCAACTAAATCATCGATCTGATCTTCATCAACGTTTATTTCTAAGACAGGTGCTCCCAATCTTCTTAAACAATAATCAATGAGCCCTTGTCGTGAAGATGGTTTTGCCATGTATCATTACTTTTTTTTATATTTATGAATACTCTTCATCAACCTTCTTTCTAGAATTTGTTTTTGTTAATTTGGAAATTTGTTCATTCAATTCAGAAATTTCTCTATTCTGTCCTATGACCTTTGCTTCCAATGCAATTGATTG